CGTTTATTCGATTGGCCCAACCACGCCCAAATGTGCCCCATGTCGGTAGTCCTTTTAAAAAGCCCAGTCGCATGTCGGTCAGGCGAACACCAAGATAGGCTTTAGCGGCGGCTACCGTCTTTGGGCCAATCACGCCGTCCTGCGTGACGCCGACCATTGACTGAAGATATTTAGAAGCACGCCCCACGCCTGAATTAACAGCAAAGTCAAACACGGCAAAATCTAAGCCGTCTGGCAGATCGTCGCCTCTAATCTTGTCCCAGTATTGCGTCTTATAAATCGCGGCGACTTCATCCTGCGTGATGTTAAACACGTCTTTATCAGATTTGCCGCGCCACGCATTGTAGGTGTTCTGCGTGATTCCAAAAGCAGTCCGGCCGCCAGGGTCACGCGGATCGTCGACCTTGCCGCCTTCGTACCGCAGCGTCGCCTTGAGACAGGCGGGGTAATTCTCTTTCATCGGTCAGCCTTAGTGCTTAGCAAGTCGCGGATACGATCAAGACGCTCAAACACTTGATTGAACGTAGAATTAAATTCTTCACGGGTGATGTAACGGCCAGCGACCAACACTTCAATAGCGGCCACTTTGTCAGCCAATTCTTTATCGGCTTCCTGAAGATCCTTAACCGCCGCCCAAACGGTGTTAAGCGTCCAGCCGCCCAGCACGCCGATCACGCCAATGGCTACATCGAAAAGAACTTGATACTCGACCATAATCATCTCGCCATCGCGTTGACGCCTTGCGCCGCTATCGGAAATGCCAGTGAACCGTAAGTCGGCGTGAACGGCACAGCGGTCGGAGCGCCGCGCGTCATAGCGGCGACGTTAGCCGCAGCGCGTCGGGCCAAGGCGTTCTGAATTGCGCGACCGCCGAGGCCAAGCCCCGCTGCCGTGACAGCCGCCGGCCCAGCATACGGATCGTTTGAACTGACACCGTAGCCGCCGAGCAGCATTTCCGCGCCGAGAACGGCCGGGCTGCGCGTCGGGGACAGTTTGGCGACCATATTGACAAGCGTTGAACCTTCTTCGCCCTTGGCAATACGCTTAATCATTGTCTGTTCGTCGGGCGTGAACTTGCGAAGTCGCGCCGGATTGCGGGCCAATACGCGGAACTGCGTTTCAATATTCTCGGCCGAGCCGCCGACAAGATCGGCACGCTCAACAAGCCGCTCAATTTCGGCGCTTTTCGACATCATGCGGTAGTCTTTAATACCGGACATAAGAGCGTCAGCGGCTTCGCCACCTTTGCCAGACATACGTGCGGCGACATTCGTGTTCTTATCGTTCGTGACAAACTGATCCAGCTTGTCCGTAAGTATACCGGCCAATCGGCGCACGTCTTTTTCTTTATCGTCACGCAAGACGCCGAGCATCTGACGCGCGTTGTGCAAACGCTCAATCGTCAGAGGCTGACTGGCCAAATCTTTTAGCTTGTTAATCGCAACTTTGACATCAGCAAACTTACTGAAATCAGGATCATAACCTTTGAGACCTGATTCAAGATTGCTGGCAAATGACTGATAGGCCGCCGGATCGTATTGCACGCCAAGCGTCGTAGCTCGCTCAAACGATTGCGCCGCACGTTCGCCAAGGGCTTCGGTCGTCGGCGGCTTGCCGACTAGGCTCATAGCGCCACGTTGCGCCGCTGCCGCGCCTGACTCGACACCGCGCTGTAAAGCGCCAGCACCGCGAGCGCCGGCCAAACCGCCGACAAGGCTTGTAGCCAGCAAAGCGCGCGGGTCTTCGACGCCCATTTGTTCGGCACGAACGGGAGCCGCCGCCGCGCCAGCACCTGCGCCAGCCTGCACAAATGGACGTTCACCCATCGTGGCCAGCACGTTTTGAATGACACGGGGAGCTGCGCGCTTAGCCAGCACATTAGCCGCGCCCGCGCCAGTCAACGCGCCCGCGCCGCCTTCAGCCGCAGCGGCCAAGAGCTGTTCGGCCTGTGTGCGGGGCTGAAATGATTCGGGCGTCAGATAGCCGCGCGCAATTTCAGATGGCGTGCGGACAGGCTGACCTCCAAAACGCGGAGCCGCGACATTATAAAGCGTCGTTGCCAGATCAGCGACGCCGAGCGCCGCCGGCGCGGCCAACGCACCGACCGGACCACCGACAAGACCGCCAAGCCCAGCCGCAGCAGCAATAGGCGCAACCGCACCGCCAGCGACTTCAGCCGCGCGGCCTGCGGTCAAACCTTCTGACGGTTGCGTCATCATGCCGACGCGCTCCATCAGATCTTCCTGCGTTATGTCATCCGGCACATTTTTGACGACTGTGCCGTCAGGAAGTCGAACGTCCATTATCGCCTCTTAGGAAGCTGGCTAAAATCAATAACACGCGGTTCGTTTGTAGGCGCAGCCGATGGCGCAGCGGCGGGTGTTTCTTCCGGCATCGCTACTTTACCGCGACCATAACGCGAAGAAAGATCAGCCAGAATAGCGCGAACAGACTCAATCGACTGCGTAGGATCGGAAAGCGTCTCAAGCATGTTCTTCAATTCAAAATTAGAATTGATCTCTTGGGCGCTCATGCCGGTTGCTTTTTTGATGTCGTTCAACAGCGCGCGCGTCAGTGACTTAAGCTCATTACGTTTAGTCTGCGCCGGCGTAGCGCGAGCCTTTTCGACTTCTTGACCAAACGACGTGCCGGCAAGATAAGCCGGGACATTCTCAGCCACACCGCGTTTTTCGCTGGGGATAGCTTTGCTGGCGTCAAGCTGCATATAAAGATTGCTCATGCGGTCCAGCGTCTTTTCAACGTCATTCTGACCTTTTACAATCGTTTTAGTCCCAACCGTCAGCGGCTGTTCGACCGTCATCGGCGGCACTTCGGGCAACGGCGGCGGCGCAGCGACGACAGGCGCAGTCATGGCATTTATCGGCGCAGGCGCAGGTGCCATCATATTGATCGGCGGCTGGATCTGCGGACCACCCATAAACTCTGGCGTTCCCATAACCGCAAAGGCTGGAACAGCACGAGTGCCGGGAAACGCCGTGCCGCGAGCAATATTAGCTTCCTGCATACGGCGGCCAGCGTTAACACCCTTATTGTCGCCGGCAAGACTCTCAATCGCCCGCGCAATCGTTTCAGGGTTGCCGGACTGCACAGCCGGAACAATACGGCTAGGGATCGTTCCGTAGTTATATGCAATAGACGTGAGCGACGCCCGCACGTTTTCCGGCAAGCGCGACCAGTTCTCTTCACCGACTTTAGCCGCCGCTTTCGGCACAAACTCAGTCTGAATGCGGCGCTGCAAATCACGTTCGGCGTCCTCACGGCTAACCGACATGCCAGGCTTGATGCGTTCAACCGAACCGTCCGAACGCGTGACCGTATCGCTGCCGTAACCCGCGCGGTAAGCATTCACATCATACTTAGGCTTCTCAATGTAGCCTTCGCGCTCTTTGATTAGGTTAGTCGTCAGATCGCCGCCAGTAAACGCGCCGGCCTGACCACGACCAGCCGGAAAAAGAGGGAGCGGCGACGCCCCTTGTGGCGTGACATTATACAGCTCGCCGCCGACTTCTTTAACTTCTTGCTTTGGCGCGCTAACAAGGCCGCCAATCGGCGCAGCCGCGCCGCCGCCAAATTCAGGATAACGCATGGTCTGCGTTTCACCCGACGGCAGCAACACATCTTTAGTCGTCTGTTTATATTGCTGTTCCGGTGTCAACAGCACCATTCGGCGCGTATCAGCGTCCCATTTGCGCTTAGACAGCACATCGTATTCAGACGGGAAAATGTCCTTAAACTCGCCAATCGTTTTGAGATAGGCTTCCTGATCGCCTTCAGGAACGGCGCTCAAACGAGACATAGCAAGTGAACGAATTTTTTCATTAAGCTCTTGTAACTTGGCCTTGGCGTTAAGCGCCGATTCCTCTTCCTGCCGTTGCGCCGCACGGCCTTGCAGCTCCATGGTCTGCGCAGCTTTGGCGGCTTGAACTTCTTGAAGCTGTGACGCTTGGCCCTGCGCTAACGCCCCAAGAATGTTGACGTTTGGAACCTGAAATTCAGGAAAAGGTGCATATTGGACAGCCATTATTTACCTCACCCAAACATCTTGCGGCCGGCCAGATAGCCGCCGACTTGTAGACCTTGACCCGCAAGCGACGCCAACAGATTCATTGGCCCCATCGCGCCCTGCGCATAAGACGATCCGATGTTAGCTGCGCCCTGCGCCAGACCCTGACCGAGATTGCCATAAATATTGGCAAGCTGGTTGCCCGTGTTGGCGTAGGTGCTTGCGCCTTGCGTTCCGACGCCAAGCGCCGCATTGGCGATGTTCTGCCCGGTGCCAGTGTAGACGTTAGACAGATTGCCGCCCGTCTGACCCGCCAGACCCGACGCAACATTAGCCGCGCCCGCGCCCGTGCCGGCCAAGTTCTGAAGACCCTGCGAAACCGCCTGACGGTTGGCCATGAAACGGTTATAGGCGTTGGTGTATTCTTGGCTGGCCATGTCCTGACCAAAACGCTGACCCGCTTTCAATGCCGAGCCAGCCCCTGCCAATCCGCCGGCGCGCGCCATGTTCAACATGGCTTGTTCGCCTTGCTGGCGGCGGAACTCATAGCCAGGATCCATCTGAAGTTCGGCAAGCGTCGGCTGCTGCGTATACGCGCCGCCCTGACCGAACAAAGCCGCAAGCTGGTTTGTCGCTTGCGCGCCAGACTGCATATATGGATTTTGAAAGCCGACGCCTTGCGTATAATAATCCTGAAGCGCCGGGACCGCCGCAGCCTGACCTTCTCTAAGTGCGCCGATACCTTCGGTCTTGCCCTTCTGAAGTTCGGCAAGGGCTTTATCCTGTGCCTCGCGGAGCGCCTGCGCCTGCTGTTGGGCCGAGATGGCCTGAAACATCATGCCTTGCTGGGTGCCTTGCGCCTGTGCGTTAGCGGCAGATTGAAAGCCCATCTTAACTCTCTCTAGCTACGGTTCCGTCCGGCTGGCGGCTGAAACCCAGTCTTTCCAGTATACCATACATGAAATCATGTCCGTCCGCGACTTTTGTATACCGCATGTCAGACAGAATTTCCTTCAATAACCCTTTTGTCGCCCAGCGCCGCCGCCACTTAGGCAGGATCGACACGTGTGTCTCGCCGTCTCGTTTGAATATAGCGCCTATTGGCTCCTGTTCTTTAAGCAAAACAGATACTTGCCAATCAGCCGCTATATCCGCGTAGTCCTTAAACTCAATAGGCTGCGCCCAGTCCGTAGCCGCGTAACCTATTAGTAAACCCAAATCCCTGTTAGCGACAATCTTTGTCGTCATTAAGCCGTCCACGATGCTGAAGCAGAGCCGCCGCTGCCGCTTGCGCCAGTCCCCGCATAGCCGACAAAAACATAAAACGAGCCGTTCCAGTTATAGATTGGACCGCCCTGACCACCGCTACCACCGCCGCCAATCGACGTGCTCACCGTTGAGCCCGACACAGGGCCGCTGCCGCCGAGAGCGGGGTTAGTAAGCGTCACCGAAGACGTAGACCCGCCACCTCCAGGGCCGCCGCCCGCGCCAGTCACATAGCCGCCTATTGAAGTAGAGCCGCCCGAACCGCCGGCAGAACCGCCAGTCGGCGCGCCGTTAAGAGGGCCGCCAGAATAAACGCCGCTATTGCCGGTTTGCCCGCCACTGCCGCCGGTTGCGGTGAACGTAATCGTTCGATATGGCGGTACTGTCCAACTACCGGAAGAAAGCCCAGTGCTGCCAGCCGTTACTTTCTTAGTATTGTAAAAGTCCGACATGTTGATCGTGCCAGACGAGAAAACACCTGCCGTTCCGCTGGCCGTTCCGTATAGCTCGCCACGATACGCGCCGAGATTATTACCAAGCGCAAACTCAGTGTTAATATCGTTTATGCTTATCGTGCCGCTAGACGGAAGAGTCATTAGCGCGACTCCAACTTAGCCGACAGTTCTTTGACCGCTTCGATCAAAACGCCAACAAGATTGCCATAGGCCACAGACAGCGTGCCGTCATTGTCTTTGACGAGCTGCGGCAGGACGGCTTGAAGTTCTTGAGCGATAACACCGACACCGGCTTCGCCAGTATCAACGCGATCATAAAAGACGCCGCGCATTTTTTCCACAAGCGCCAAAGCGTTCGGGATAGTCTCGACATTCTTTTTTAACTTGGCGTCAGAATACGCGGTCACATTGGCGGCGGCAGTAAAATTGCCGCTCGTATCCCAGTAGACCTTGGCGGTGCCACCCGAATTTTTCCAGCCAATCTGCGAAGCGTTGCCGTAAAAATACCCGCCCGAAGAGCCAACGGTTATGGCCATTTCGGTCGTGCTGTTCACAATCGACAAATTGCTGGCAAGTGTAGTCAGACCGGATACGTTAAGAGTGCCGGTCACAGATGTATTGCCAGTAATAGTCGCGCCGCCGCCGGACATTATAACGGGGACGGTGAATGTGGCTCCGGTCGAGTTAACAGTCAATCGCGCGGCGGTGTTAGTTTTGACCGTAAAATTACGATCATCATTGACGGAAAAAATAGAGTCCGTTGAATCCGCCGATATAACCGTGCGCGCCGTGCCGCCCGACGTGGAGATCTGGATAGCGCCGCCAGCCACATCTAATGCGTTAGCCGGCGCAGCCGTGCCAATACCCACTTGGCCAGTCGTATCAACAACAAACGGCGACGCGTCAGGGTCAGCCGAGTCTTGAACGCGGATAGCCGCGCCCGCGCCGGTCTGCGTGACTAAAAGCGCCGGGCCAGACGTATTGGCGGAGATCGTTACGTTACTGGAAAAAACCGGAGACAAAGCCGTAGACGGGGCGGCGATGTTGTCGACCGTCCAAATCTCGGTGCCGTCGGCGTCTGTAAGTTTGAATTTATAGTCCGCCGACGACAACCAGATATTAGCCTCGCCACGAGCATCCAAGACAATAGGATTGCTGTTGGCCGTTGCGGCTGTTGAATCCGTATACGTGGCCTGCGGCGTGGTCGTGCCAGCGGCGTAAGTATAGAGAAAACCGCCCGCCAACGGGACGCCGGCAGCGTCGATAAACTGGGCTTTAGCTGTGGGGGTTACGACGGCCATTTATCCACCTACAATACTGGTAACGGTCAAAATGACCGAAGGAATGGCGGGGATATGCCCCGATGCAGTAGCAGCTAATATTGAGACGTTTGTATTCGTCGTCTGCCAATATAGCTCGAAATAGTCGCCTGCGGTTAGACTTACCACAAAATTCCATGACGCGACATAGGCGTTACTGGCGCCGGCCAGAGTGATTTTCGTAGCGGAATCCGGCACATTCACGCCGTTTACGCTCAGCCATACGTGAACGTCTTTAGAGCTGGCGTTGGCGCTGATGAACTGCGCCGAAAACTGTATGTTATATGTGCCTGTATTGTCTACATAAACACGCGAGTTTGGCGTGCCTACATACACCCCATATTGCAGCGGCCCGCCGTTGATCTTACTGGCCACGCTATTCAGCTTCATGGCGTAGGCTGTATTAGCCGCCGCCGCTGTCTGCGTAGTCGTGTCGTAATAAGACCCATACCGCCGGCCATTCTCGACCGACACATACATATTATAAAACCAGCGATACCATTCGCGGGTCACGTAATCCGTGAGTCTGTCCCATATTGGAACACGCGCCGCCGGTATCTGCGTGTTATTGTCAGGCATTGGTCGGGCTCACATGGAGTTCCGCGCCCATAATAGCGATTTGCACGGGATCAGTGCCTGAGATTTCATACACCCGATCGCGCAGTTTCTGCGTCATGCCGAGGCGACGCCAGATTGTGCGGTAGCCGGTCTGACCGATCTTACCCATAGACTTCCAATGCTCGTTCGACCATGTATGGCCGCCGTCATCAGACCAGCGCAGCATGACCTGAGGGTTAGCGCCGATTGTGATGTTATATTGAGCGTAATCGCGGATCTTTAATGCAGAGCCGGCACGGTCAAGAATATAGTCGTGGTTACGGTCATAGATATAAATGATCTCGTTAACTTCTTCCTGACTATAGCCAGGAAGACCCACGCCAGCTTGGCAGTCTAATTGAAGACTATGCTGCGCAGAGCGGTTAAGATCGTTCTGTCCGGTCGGCAACGCGCGCCACGACCGCAGCCATTTTTGCGTCGTGCCAGCCTCAGAATAAACTGTCGGGTCGTAAGCAAAAATCTCGCCCGTGCGGTAGTCGCCGACGACAATTTCATTGTTGAAATTCATCTGGCAGTTGCCGCGAGTGCGGGTAAAATCGTTATTCTCCCAGCCGGCGCGTTCATGCCATGCGCCAGTCGCCACGTCGTAAACCCACGTCGTATTAGCGGTTGGGAAATTCAGCACATAGAAGCTATGGCCGTCTTGCTGATAGGTATAGGCCACGGCGTCGGAAAGCGTCGAGTATTGCTGAATCTGCCACTCAACAGCGTGCGTCGATATACGTTCGCCAGAATAGCCTTTCGAGCGATAAACGATACCATTACCGCGAGCATCAGCGCCCAGCCAAAA